TGCTACTACCGCGAACGGCCCATGAAAAAAGGAGAGCCACGACTGGCGCGGCTCTCCGGGGTTTTCGAGGGTACAAATCTGGCTTAGGGTACAAATCAGGGTACAAGTGCGTCGACCCAGCGCTTCACGTCCTCCGCTTTCCATACGACGACCTTCGGCGTCAGGTTGATTCCCTTGGGAAACTTGCCCTCGGCGAGCTGCCGATAGATTTCGGACCGGGAGATACCGACCACGGCCGGCAGGTCCTTCATGCGGTACAGCAGTTTTTCCGGTGCGGTCGCGGTGGCGGTCATGGCCCAATCCTCTCTCGTCGTTTCAATCAGTCTATGTATTGCCAGGTTCAACGCTTGGTATTCCAGTCGTCGCCGTCCGTGTATCGGCGCATGGTTTCGTTGCCGTCGCCGCAGGATGCAGCGGCGATGATGTCGGCGGCGCGGCGCGCTTCGTCGGATGGAACCGATGGAGCAGAAGCGGGTACCGATGCGGCGGGGGTGGGGGCACACAGGGCGGCGGCGCGGACGATGGCGCGGCGGGTGGCGGCATAGGGATCGTTACCGATCTGTTCTGCGCAGCACTTCCCCAGCCTGTCAACTAGACAGTCCACGGCACCGCGATATTGAAGGAACTGGCGGATATCGATGCGCAGCTTCACAGCCAGCCGCAGCGCGTCGCCATCGTCTTGGAGTGGCGCCCAGAAACTCACATCATCGTCCCAGACATAAAGCATCGGCTCCCCCGGCGTCAGTTCGCCATGCTCGAAATTGGCATACCCCGCCGCCCGCGCTGCGGCCTCCAGCAGTTGCTTATCTTCATTCATCGGGCTGTTCCTCCGCGAGCGTTGCCGCCCGCCGCAGTTGTTTGATGAAGTCCTTGATGTGGCACACAGGGACATTGATGGGGTTGCCACCGTTCTCGATCCAGATTTCGCGGCTGCCACGGTAGTACCCGATAGCCACTGGAGCACCATAGTGTTCGTCTACGTTCTCCATTGGCAGCGTCATCGTGGCGGTGCAGACCGTGCTGGCCGGCGGGAATTCAATCGTTGCCATCGTTCGCCCCCTTTCCAGCGCGCTGGGCGCGGGCGGCTTTGGCCATCGCGTTCAGCTCGGCATCCGCATGCGTCGACCAATCCTTGCCATGGCGTAGATAGGCCCGCAATAAGAAGTAGATGACGGCTGCCTGTTCTGCCTCTGCCTTCTGAGGGATAGTCTGCCCGCTGAGCCGGAACAACTGGGCGATGCGGATGCAGGTGAAATTTGGGCGCCCCAGAATCTCGATGAGATCATCGGTCAACTCTCCGAGCAATGATGGCTTGTCCTCCGCATCGCCCCCGCTCTGCTGCCGATATACCGCCAGTTCGATGGCCATCTTGTGCGCCAACTCGGGCAGGTCGGCGTAGCCGTGACGGTGCAGCGCCTTCTCCGGCCCTTTGAGCGCGATGGCTATCTCGGCCAGCATGCCGCCCATACGCTGGATGGTGGCTGCATCGTCGGAAGCCTCGCAATCGCACGGGCCTGGAGGATACGCAGGGGCATTGTGTACCGCGCAGTCGCTGGCATGGCTAGTGCCATTCGCGCAGGCCGGACATTGGCATCTTTCCGGCTTGGCTGCGGCAAGGGCGGCGCGGGCCGCACGCCAGCGCGTGGCATCTCGAATGATTTCCGCGCACATTTCTACCGTAACGGCACCTGCGCCCGCATCCCCGTCCGCTTGCGGGACGGTTGGGGCACTACCCTTGACCGGGCGCCCATGCTCGTCGTATTCAGGCCTCGCCGGCGGGTAGGCATCGGCGGTCATGGCCTGCTCCAAGGCGGCGCGCAGATTCTCGTTGTAGTTCTCGCCTAGGACGCGCTCATGCGGCGCACCCATGTATTGGCCGACGATCTCAATTCCAATGTCGTAGTCCCCGGCGTCACCATTGGAATAGCCTTTGAAGCGCACGTCCCAGCACGAGTCTTGAATCGCGCCCAGCAGTTCACTGTCGCGCTTCCAGCGTGCGATCTGAGCCGCATCCCCCTCGGAATGTGAAGTTTGCTTCTCAGGCGGGGCGGCAAGATGTTGCGCCAGCGCGCATGCAAAGTCGGCGGCCAGCGTATTTCTGATGTAGTAGGTGAAGTCGTTCCGCTTCAACCGCTTCACGAAGTATTCGGCGACGTATCCGCGGCCGCCTGCGCTGGTGTGCAGATCATGCGGGCCAATCTCAGGAGCCGCCCCGGCCTCGCCGTCGCCAGCTGTTCGAGAATTGGCGGCGGAGTCGCGCAGCGCCTTTTCTGCGGCATACGCTCGCGTCGACCATTGATGCCGACTCAGTACCGTGCATGGCAAGCATTCCAGCGGGCAGCCGACTTCAAGCATGCGATGCATCTTGCCCGCGTCAGGGTGGGGGTTGCGGACCATCGGCGTGCCACACTTGTGGCATTTCGGCTCGGCCTCGCTGACGGCATGCACGATACCGGAGCGCGCCAGATCTCCCGTGGTGTAGCGGCGCAGTTCCGCGAAAGTGCCCGGCGCCTCTACCTGCATTCTGATGGCGTGTAATGCCGCGCCAAGCAGCCCGCGCGGGACCGCGACCAGATCGTCACTCGATACTGCCTGTTCTTCATTGCTCATGGTATTCAGTGCTCCATTGGAGTCCGTTGCCCGGCAGGTCAGTGCCGGGGAGGTAGATGCTGATGGCGATGGCCAGGGCGATGCCGGCGCAGATCCACCTGCCGAAGCCGGGCACGTATGCGTTGTCGGTTGGCATGTCAGGCATCTGGAGTCGCAGATAGCGGTGTCCAAGGGCGCCCGTCCTCAGGCATGTCGTCGCCGATGTGGATATCGATATCGTGCTCGGCGGGGCCATAGGGCGTGCCCGGGGTCGTGTGCACTCGCATCCAGCCGATGACCTTCATCTCCCCGATCAGTTCGGCGCGGGCCTGGGCGATGATGGCGCGGGCGAAGGGGAACACGCCGTGCGGCATGCGGTCGCAGTCGATGTGGAAATGGTCGACGGCCAGGTGGAGAATCTCTTGGTCAGTCACGTCGTCGGCTCCTTGTCGATCGCCGCAAGCAACGCTGCATAGCGGACCCGGCACAACTCATCGCTGGGCCAGTCTTTACGACTACCGGTGCGCAACGCGTCCAGCATCGCGGCACTCGGTTCTGCTGGCAGCGCCTTGCGCCGCTCGTCGGCGAGTAGGCGGCGAACCGTATCGGCGTGGTACATCGGGTTAAAGCTTTGGCCGCACTCGCAATCTGGCGCCGGCAACTCCGGCCGGGCGGGGGTGTTAGGCATGGTCATCCTCCAGATAGAAGCTGTCGGAGTCGTGCATATTCCCGGCGGAATCACGGAAGGTAGACACGCCGCTGATATGCAGAACGTCGAGCATTCCACACGCGTCAATGCGAAACAGCCCTGTTTCAACTTCGATATCGTGCACTGGCCACCAGCTGCCCAGCGATTGGACCCAGAGGGGATGCGGCAGACTGTTGATGAATTCCATGTTCAGCAGATCAGCCATTCCCATCTTCCTTCATGGCCTGCATGGCGGCGTCGATGCAGTCGTTCCAGCCTTCGGCATAGCCTTCCTGGTAGGAATCGTTGCTGGGGTATTCACCGCCCATCGATTCATGCTTGGGCATCTTCTCCGGCAACTTGACCCGCGCCGCATCCTTCTCCCCCGCCGCATCGCCTTCCTGCTGCTCGGCGGGGTGGGCGCTGAGAGGTGTGGGCAGCGGCTGCCAGTGCGTGGGCGGTTGCATAAAGCTGGTCATGACCGGGATCGATTGCCCGCTCTTCTTGCCCACGACCGTATTCATGCCATCCATGCAATGCCACGCGAAGCCGTCGCCCGGGCAGAATGCAGCGCACACGCCGGCCACGGGGTGGAACACGATAATCTCCGTCCCATCCTTCGGCGCCGACGCAATGTCGCGCCATCCGGTGGGATTGGGTTGGGCGAGAGCGGCATCAGCCTCGTCCAGAATCTGGCGCACTGTCTTGGACTCTTCTCCGCTCTTGATGGTGTCCTGTTCGCGCGTCGGATACTTGCTGCGGGCTACGCATTGCAACGCGGCTGCCGCCCAACGCAGGGCTGCCGTAGGGGTGGGGGGATTGGTCATGCTGCTTTCCTATGTGGTGGCGCGCAGCGGCGCGCGAGTTCTACGAGCCATTCGGCCAACAGCGGGGGTGTCGCCTCGCGCTCGGCCTTGGTTATTTCGCCCTTGAGTTTTGATCTGGTGCCGTCGCGCCGACGACCAGAAGTGCCGACAACGAACTGAGGTTCGCCCATGATGATTGGCATGGTCGGGATGCCTGCGGGATCACAGCCTACGATGTAGAGGAGCGTCGCCTTCTCCGCGCGGTGGCCAAAGCAGTGTTGGTAGATCGGTAAAGTCCAGCCGCCCCACGCGTCGCGTTCACCTAGCGACGGGAGTCCGGCCAAGGGCCACAACTGCGAGCCGACGGGATGCTCCAGAACGCCACCATGCAGCCGCACTTGGTTGACCGTCCAGAGAGCCAGCTCGCGCTCACCAGGCCGCGGACGCGCGAAATGGCGTAGCCTTCCCCACGCGCGGCAGGGCGGGTGCGCCACCACGGGCGCGCCACCTGGCCACCGCAGCGCGTCGCGCTCGATATCCCAAACGTCGCAGCCCGGCAGCGTCTTGTAGATACTGTCGGCGCGCGCGAAGAGGACGGCCACGGTTTGCATGGTCATACGTCCAGCGAACCCTGGTCCGACGTCGGTTCAATAATCGAAACGACCGCCTCGCCATGATTGTTCTCGTAGAAGTACTGGACACTGTCGGGCTTGCCGTAGACACGCAGCTTCACCCGCACGGTCCCACCAGCGCGTGGGCCAACCTTGTACTCGTCCACGCGCACGTCTTCGACCTCGATATCGCTGGGACCGCTCAGACCCTGATGCACCTTGAACGTAGCGCCATGCATGGATCCCTTGAGGTCGATGAATTCGTTGTCGATGGTTTGCGTGCGCAACTCGGGCAAGTAGTCGGGATCGTCCATGCGCGGGTCGGCTTGGTCGGCCAGATCCACCTCGGAGGAAGTCGGCCGGCGAAACCACGCCGGACGCAGCTCCCTGTCGATTTTGTCCAGGAAGGTGTTGGGGGCGTCGAACTCGATATGCCAGGTGCTCGCAGCCACCTGCTCCTTCTTGCCCTTCTTCTCGACGCTAGGGGACCAGATCATTCTGACGGGCTGGTTTTCGATGCTGAACATGCTGGTTTGCTCCAGGTGGTTGGGGTGGTGGCCATCAGGTAGGCGGCGCTGCCGGACGTCTGGCGTTAAAGCACGAACTCCGGCCGGCGTTTCCCTTCATCGCGCATTGCTCCAGGTGCGCCGCCTACGTCATGGTCCTGGGCACAGCGCGGCCCAGGTCGCGGCCGATTACTCGGCGTGTTTGTCGGCCTCGATGGGGGTGAAAGTGAAGCGGGCGCGGTCGATGTAGTAGTAGGTCTTGTCGTGCCGGCCGTATTCGACGGACAGCGTGCCCATGTAGTGCTTGCCGTCCACAATAAATTCCTGCGTGTATTCGTCGGCGCCGCAGTTGTAGGAGCCTTCGCAGTCAGCATGCGCCTGGTCGCGCAAACGCTCTGTCAGTTCGCCCTCGGCATCTTCCAGCGTGGCAAACACGTTGTTCTCGGGAAGCCCGTCGAACGCCTCCAATTCGGCCTTGGCAGCGATGAGCGCGGCTTCGGCTTGAGTGACGGCGGCCTGTAATTCTTCCTTGGTCATGTAGTGCTCCTGTGGGTGGGTAAGAAGGAGGGCGCCGCGCCGAAGGTCACACCCTGCGTGATGGGACGATTGGAGATGGCGCGGCGCCCGGTGAACGTCAGCCGGCCAGCTCGGCGCGGCGGTTGTCGTAGGCCTTTCTCAGGGCGTCGTAGTGCTCGTCCGGTGCGTCGTTGAACGAGTCGGCGACGAGGTCCAGCGTCTCGATGCTGTTGGCCTGGGCGATCTGCTGGAAGAAGGGCGCGGGATCGTAGGCGGGCGGATCAGTCGGCGGCGCGCTGGCCTTCTTGCCGCGCTGCTTGATGTCCTTCAGGCTGGTGGCGCCGCCATCGTCGCCGGCCGATTCGTCGACCTCGAACCAATCAGACGGAGCGCTGACGCCGTCGCGCAGGCTGGCGTAGATCTTCTTCAGGCTGACCACCTGGGCGGGCTGGATAGCTTCCAGACGGCGGCCGATACGCTTCTCCAGCAGATCCTTGCTGACACCGAACGGTTCGAATGCGCCGACCATCTTCTGCATGGCCTCGGGGCTGGTGTCCGCCTTGGATTTCAGCGTTAGTTCCGCCTGCTCCATGGCTGCATCGACCACGTCGCCAGGCACGATTGCCAGGATGCAGGCGCGCACGCGGCGCTGGGCCATGTTGGACATCAGTTCATAGATGTCGCGCTCGTCGGTGACCTTGTAGCCACCCTTGCGCGTGTCGCGCCAGTGACGGACCTGGAATTGCAGCGCGCGGCGCGTACGGGATTGCAGGTCAAAGGCGAATGCCTCGACTTCGCTGTACGTCACGCCATCGGAGCCGCGGCCGCGCGACACCTCGCGAAAGCCGAATTCGATGTTGCCCCAATTCTGGGCGATGGTTTCCGCCGACCGGATACTGGGGCCGCTCACGTCGGTGCCGCCGCGGCTGTACTGGTAGACGGCGACCTCAGCCAGGCGCGGCCGGGTGAATGCGTTCAGGATGTTGTCCATGGCCTGCACGGGGTCGCGGGGGAACTGTTGGGCCATCAGCAACTTGGCCTGCACCTCGGCAATACCGCGCGCCTGGTCGCTGACCGCCAAGGCGCCATCGGCGCTGCCGCGAGTGGCGACGGCAAAGGGATTCTGTACGTGGTCGTTCATGTGGTCCTCAGGGGATCAAAGCGCCCAGGCGGGCAGGGAAACTTGGTGGATGCCCGTGCCGAAACCGGGCCAGTCGTTGGCGGCGGTGGCGCGGGCGTAGGTGTCGAGGTCGCGGCGGTAGGCATACCGGCCGGCGTCGCGGCTCTTGTCGTCCAGCATCACGGCCGACGCGGCGTAGGGGTATTCCGACTCGACAGCGATGAAGATGAAGGCCAACACATCGCGGGCGGCGGCCAGGGCGTAGCCGTCGCTGTAGAACGCGTCCTGCACGTGGTAGCGCTTGCGGGCGACCTGGCGCGCGAACTCGTCCGGACTGGCGTCACCGCAGGTCTTGACGTCCAGCAGGATGACGCCGTTGTCACCGGACGGGTGCGTCCAGTCCGGCCGGCAGCGGCACAGGACGCCAGTTTCCGGGTCGACCCAGTAGGCGGACTGCTCGGGCATACCGCTGGCCAGGGCCTCGGCCACGTCGGGCAGCAAGCGAACGGCGTCACCCTGGCGCAAGGCCGTTTCGCGCTGCTCGTGCGTCACGATGATGCGGCCGGCGCTGCGCTTGTTCCACTCCGTCCACCATTCCTTTGCGGCGATGCTTTCTGGACTGGATTTCTTGGCGTTCCATTGGGCATCCGTTGGCCGGCGCGGCGCGTCTTCGGGCAGCACGCAGTAGCGTTTGTCGAACTCGTCCGGTTCCAGGATGGCGCAGTGGGCAAGCTGGCCTTCCAGTTGGCCGGCGCGCTGCTTCTCCGGCGGACGGTTCGGGTTCAAGTACAGCGCATGGAAAATCGCTGGCGAGCGCGCCACCTGGTCCAGGCCGGTCTTGCTGATGCCGGGGCCGCGGTGGTACGCGTCGATGTCCTGGCCGGCCAGCACGCAGGGCGGCTCGATCAGGTGCTGGTGGTCGGTGGCGGCGTTCATTACTGGCTCGTCAGTTTGTTGACGATCACATCGCCGATCAGGTCATTGATGCGTTCGCGCAGCTCGCCTGATTCGAGCGCGGCGACGATGGCCAGCACGCGCTGAGAAATCGCTGGCTTCGCGGACTCGATGGCTTCTTGCAGATACGTCCAGCCCTTGCTGGGTTCGGTGTCCCAGGAATTCGGCGCCCTGAACACGTTGAAATTGTTGAGTTCGTTGATGACCTTGATTGCCTTATCGCGCACCGTGTCGACCATGTTTCCGTCGAAGGCGGCGTCGACTTCCTTTTGCACCAGGCTGTAGGCCGCGTTGCTCAGGATGCGTTCGAAGTCCTCTTGTGTGCGACGTGCGCACGCGGATCGAAACTCTTCACGTGCGATCTGCCGCTTTTCTACTTCGGTCAGGTAGTTGTCGATGTCGATGGTGATTTCGTTCATGGCTGTTCCATGGTTATCGGCTGGCGTGCACTTCAGCGCGCGCGTCCAGGGTGGGGCCGACCACGCCGAGGGCGATGGCCAGGCCCAGCACGGCGCAAGCGACGGAAAGGATGGCGACGGCGGTGTCTTTCATAGGGTCACCAGTGCGTTTTCGTATTGCTTCACCATGGCCAGCACAGCGGCGGGCGTCATGGGAATGAACACGGGGGTGTTGTTGATCAGGAACCAGTGGCGCACCAGGACGCGCTCGTCCTCGGCATCCGGCCGGTTGCTTGCGGGCTGCACGTCCGTCTCCGCCACCAGCGTTGCCGGCGTGTTGACCGGGTAGTGGTCGCCGTTGAGCTCGAAGTCGACGTAGTGCATGGTCATAGCTCTTCCCCTAAAGCCTTCTCGATGGCATCACCCAGCAGGTGGAGCAGTTCCGCGCGAGCCTGGGTCACAGGCATTTCGCAGAAGCAGTTCAATGCAGCCTTGGCAGCTTCGAGCAGCTCCGGCGCGGCGGCGATGAGGCGGGCGTTCGCTTGTGTAATCGGGCCGCGATACCAGCCCGTGTCGCCGCCTTTGTCCATGTTCATGACGTCGCATATGGCGATGTCTGTTTGGTCGGCTTGTTGCACGTACTCGCCGTCGATTTCCCACGGGCCGGGGGTGTGCTTTTCGGTCATTGGCTGCTCCACGTATCCCGCTCCCGATGCCAGCGCGCGGCGCGGTCGCCGGCTTTGGCCAGGGCTGCGAGGGTGATTAGGATCAGGGCGGCGGTGGTCATTGCAGCGGCCCGAAGGTGATGACGGCGCCTTCCTCGGCCATGTCGACCAAGGATTCGGCGGCGTGTTGTATAGCGGCGTCGAGGAACATCTTCCACGCAGTGGCGCCCGTTTCCATGTGGCCGGCCAAGGTGATCGTCATCGCAGCCCAACGCTTGAAATCCAGGGCCTCAACACCGACAGCGAAGGCGTCAACAAGCGCTGTGGATAATTCGCGGCGCGGCGCGTGGCCGCACACCCACCATTGGTTTGCAACGGCTTCGCGCAGATCAGCGGCCATATCAGCCACCAGCGCCGCACGCACGACCTCGGCAGACTGGCTGCCCACCAGTGCCGTGCCGTCCAAAAGCTTGATCGGGGGGAGGGAGGGGAGGTTCATTTCAAATGTCCTCTTGTTCTTTGCGGTGGTGCCGGCGCGTCTCGCTGCGGTAGACGTGGATAACGGCGATGGTCATGCCCAGGGCCCAGGACATCAGCAGCGAATAGACTATGACCTCGCACGCCATGCGGATGACAGGGAGTTCGGCAATCAAGGCGGCATAGGCCTGGGCGATGGTCATTTCGGCTCCAGAAACTCGCGCAGCGCCGCATCGGCAGGGCGAGTAGGGGGTAATCGTTGATGCGCTTGGCGCCGGCTCGGATCGCGCGAACCGCTTCCACAGAAAGCGGCTCCAGCGAGCCAACCTCGGCGGCTAGGCGGGCGGTGGCGGGCATGTCAGCGCCAGGCGCGGATGAAAATGGCAGCGCTGATGAAGCTGATCACCAGCAGAATCGGGAAACCAACGCCGAACGAAGGGAAAGTCATCGCGACAGGCCGCGCAAACAGCACCATGGAAAGCGCAAACCCGAGGCAGCCGTGAACGAAAGACCCGGACCGTTCCAACTCTTGCTTGCGATGCGTGCTGGGGGCTGCTTGCTGCAACAGTGACCAGCGGTTGCCGCTGGATTTCCAGATCGAACCGTCAGGTGATTTCGCCACGCAGTCGTAGTAGTTGGAGCGGGCGCCGTCTTTGGGCATGAAGGAAAGCTTGATCATCATTTCTCCCATCGGTGTGCAGGTGTGATGGGATGAATATTAGCCATAGCTAAGGCAACAAGCAATAGCTATAGCTAAGTTTTTTTGTAACGCGCATGAAAAAGCCGCCCGTAGGCGGCGTAGTGGCGGGCGGTGGCTCGGCTAAAACGGCAGCCAGTCAAGCCTGAAGCAGACGTTCATTTTCGAGCGGGTGCCGCTGTGATCGCCTGGTGTTGAGAGTTCCTGAACAGCATTGCGCCCGCGTTGCACGGCGTCGTTCATCGCCACCGTATACGCAAGATCCTCGCTGTCGACCATGTAAATAAACCGAGGGCGCAGGTATGCATTCAATTTTTCGAGGTCAGTTGTCGCTGCCCGCACGTCGCGAGCGGCTTCCGCTTTTTTCGCTGCGCTCATAGATGGAGTCTTCTCTGCGATCGCGGCGTTGAGATTGGATTGCATAACAACCGTCTGCATGGGGGCTAGGCAGTACGCCGCGCGTATCTCGGTGTCGGTCGGCAATTGTGACGCCGACGCCACGAAAGCGTGAAAGATGAACGCAACGGGAACATATCGAAGGTTTCGCCGCATTTTGTCACTCAGTGGGCAAAAATTTTCCGGTATCGGGGACCAACGCTAACCGCACCGCCTGCGTCTTAGGCGGCTTTCTCGTCCCCTTCGCTTTTCACAGGCGCTTCACCCAAAAAGGCGTCTACCTGTCGTCTAAGAGCATCTTCGATACCTTTCTGTTGCGCTTCCGTGAGTTGCTGGAATCGCTCCCAAGGGACGCTATCGAAGGGCCAAAAGCTTTCCTCTGCCCGCTCCATTTGGCCTCTGCCATCTGCCAGCCAAGAGTCGCTGACTCCGAGCGCTCTCGCCGCGAGGACAAGGTTTCTACCCTTGAGGTTCTTCGTGCGCCCGTTAATCCAATTGAAAACGGACGGGCCGCTGGCGCCTGTGGCGCGCACCAAATCGGCCTGCGACAAATTTGCCGCGGACATCGCAAGTTTAATGCGCTCAGACAACGTATTCATCGCGTCATCCTATTTGCCGAGCTGTTAGCGATGGCTTATTCCGCTTGCGGTTTAGGTTAGCTATAGCTAAGATGACGCCATGGATACCTTGCACCCCGACTCCGCGACCATCGACGCCTTGGGCGGCACTGCCGCCGTTGCGCGCCTGTGTGAATGCAAACAGCCTTCGGTGACGAAGTGGCGAACTACTGGCATACCGCGCGCGCGGCGTCAGTACCTGGAGCTTCTCCGCCCAGATGTTTTCGGCAAGCCCGTTGCCCCTCCCGCCCAGGAGCCGGCCAATGCGTAGGGTCAAAACACCAATGCCGTGGAAAGTGCGCAGGTCTCGGCAGCGGAGAGACAACCATATTCCCCTGCTCAAACGTGCCTTGATGAAGGCCCTCGGGCCAAAGGAAAACCCAATGGAAAAGACCGTGAAATACGGGGAAATCCCGCAATCCGTGCAGGCGCAAATAGTCGCCCGTGCACTGGATGCGGCGTTCTCCGCCTGCCAAATGGGGGCTTCTACCGAAGCGGCAGCCGACGCCGAACGCGTAGCCCGCGCTGGCGTGGCTGCCTGGCAAATCGCCAATGGCAAAGAGGCCGGCTTCGACGTTGTTGAGACTGCCACCGGGCAAGTGAATGTCCGGCCCGGTGGCAGCGCCGTCGACGCTAACGACCGCCTTTGATGGCTCGCAATATGTCTGTCCGTATAGCCACCGGATCCACCTGCGCTGAAAGCACTGTTTTGCAGTGCGGGCAGCATAGGGTGATGCACCTGAAGGAATCGCCTAAGGGCACGCCGCCCTCGACGGCACCGAAGTGCAGCCGTTGGACCGCTTTCTTGCAATGCGGGCAAATCCCGTCCATGAGAACCCCTCCTGTGGGTCGTTTCGGTAGTGGTTGGTCGCCACGCCCGGGGAATCCGGGCAGCGCTGATCGTATCCGCAGCGAGGGGGTCTCGCCAATCACGTTTCTTTTCCATGCCGCCAGTCTGCGCGGCCCCGCGTGCAGCCGCACGCAAGCATTTTTTCGCAAGGTTGAATCGCGATGAACGCGCAAGTTGTGCAATTCCCCAGCCTCCGGAAACCGTCGTTTGAACGGCGCTTCCGTGAAGCTTTGACCGATCCCCGGACGAGGGCGCCGGTACGGGACGCCATTGGCTGGGATGATTCCCAGGTGTCCCGCTTCCTGTCGGGCCAGATGGGCCTGAATATCGAAAAGATCGATGCTGCTGTCACCGCGCTCGACCTGCGCGTCGTCACGCGCACCTACCTCGATGCGGTCTGCGAGATTGGCAAGACAGGCATGAACTGTTTCTGCGCTCGCGAAGGCTTCGGGGATTGCGGATCGCACTGACCATGCCCAGCGCGCGCCCCGGCCCCCTCTGCTGGCTCGCCATCGGCTTTTGCGAGCAGGAAGCCTTCCGGCGGTTCGCCCATGCGCGCACGTCCGACGAGGCGAAAGCCTTCATCTTGAATACCTGCGGCGTCGCGTCGCGCAAGGAACTGGACACGGACCCGAACGCGGCCCGGCTGTTCCATGAGCGCGTGCGGCGCCCGTTTGCCTATGGATCGAATGCATGAGCCATCAGGCTGTCGCATGGGCGCTTGAGCAGCCCGTCAATCATTCTCCGGCCAAGTTCATCTTGACCGTTATGGCGCATCACGTCGCGGCTCGTCAACGCCCGTTTGTCGCCTTCGCTTCGATCACCGCGCTCTCAAAACAAACCGGGCAGGACCGCAAGACGGTCATCGCCAACATCAAACGGCTCACCGATGGCGGCTTCTTGGTGGACACCGGCGAGCGTGCTGGCGTCACTAAATCGGTCGTGGTTTTCGAACTCGCGCAGCCCGGAAGCAGTACCGAAATTGGGACTGCTTCCGAGGCTTCAAGCGGTACCAGTTTTGGGACACCTTCCAATGACGAAGCAGTACCAGATTTGGGACTGCTAAGCAGTACCAGTTTTGGTACCGCTTCACCCGAAATTGAGGGAAGCAGTACCAGTTTAGGGACTGCTTCGGTCGAAAGCAGTACCAAATTTGGGACACCTTCGGAAGGGGAAGCAGTACCAGTTTTCCCTACAGAACAGTATTTAAAAGATATAGGTAATACCGTCTTAAAGAGTAATACCGTGGTGCGCACAGCGAAAACGCCAGCGAATCGCGGTTCGAGGCTGCCGAACGACTGGGTGTTGCCCAAGACCTGGGGCGACGAGGCCATGGCGATCTGCCCGACGTTCTCCCGTGATCGCATCCGCTCCATCGCCGCCGAATTCCGCGACTACTGGGTCGCCGTGGCAGGGCAGAAGGGCTGCAAGCTCGACTGGTCAGCCACTTGGCGCAACTGGGTGCGCAAGGAAGCGAAGGCCGAGGCGAACTCGCGCAGCCGTGGCCGTGGCTACAGCACCGGCGAAGTCGACCAGTGGGGAATCCCGCGATGAGAGGCCAGGTCACGCTCACGAAGGCCCGAAAAGCCGGCTGGGATATCCCCGCCGTGTTCGTGATCGACCTGCCGTTTGATGCGCCGACGCGCACCTTCCTGGATCCCGAAAAGTCCCTCATGTGGGGACCGTTCGCCGAGGTCAACACCGGCCCGAGCGACATGCCGGCCATCCTCGACTTCCGCTTTGCCGAAGGCTGCCGTGTGCTGGTGTGCGGCCTTGACGAATCCCGCGTGCGTGCCCTGATGCGCCGCATCCGCGACTTCTCCCCCTCCGAAATCATCGGGTCCGGCTTCGGATCCATCCTGCGCTGGGCGCCCAAGGAATCATGAACTCCGTTTTCTCCAACGACGACATCGACTTCGCCGAGTACTACGACGAGGCCGAACCCATTGCCAAGGTCATTCCGGCCGAGGCCTGGGGCGAAGAGCTGGTCAAGCTGCACAGCAATCCGACGCGGCTGTCCGGCGCCAAACTGCCCTGGAAATCCACCCAGGAAATCATGCGATTTCGCCCAGGCGAAACCACGCTGTGGGCCGGATACAGCGGCCATGGAAAGAGTCTGGCGCTCGGCAATGCCGTCCTGGGTTTCACGGCTCAGGGCGAGAAATCCTGCATCGCCTCGTTCGAGATGGCGCCGCTGGCCACGCTCGAACGCATGGAGCGGCAGGCCGCCATGGTGGCCACGCCTGCGGACGAATTCACGCCCGGGTTCATGGCCTGGTTGCGTGACAAGCTGTGGATCTACAACCACATCGGCCATGCCGACCTGCGCACGCTGTACGCCGTCATCCGCTACTGCGGCCGCAAGCTTGGCATCCAGCATTTCGTGGTCGATTCGCTCATGCGCTGCGTGCGTGGTGAGGACGACTACAACGGCCAGAAGGACTTCGTCATTGCCATGACTGCGCTGGCGAAGGAACTGAACATGCACATCCACATCGTGCACCACATGCGCAAAGGCGAAACCGAGGAAAAGGCGCCCGGCAAGTCGGACGTCAAGGGCAGCAACTCGATCACCGACAACGTGGACCAGGGCGTGATCGTCTGGCGCAACAAGTTCAAGGAGCAGCGCGTGGAGCGCGCCCTTTCGGCCGGCGATCCCATCCCGGACGACGTGCATGCGATGCCTGACGCCTTCGTCATCTTCATCAAAAACCGCGTCACCGGCGAGGAAACGCGGGTGCCGCTGTGGTTCCACCGCGAGAGCATGCAGTTCACAGGAAGCTCCCGCCGCGTGCCGGTCAATTTCCTTGGGAGCCTGGTATGAACCAAGCCGATATCGCACTGGATCCGATGGCCGCCGTCATGGACCCGTTTCCAGTCATCGCCAAGCACTTGGGCCTTGAAGCCGCCCAGTCCGGCCTGTTCGCGCCGGAGCCCACCGCGGGCGTGAACGTCTGCATTCTGGCCCTGGACCTGGGTACCAAGACCGGTTACGCGGTGCGCAAGCGCGACGGCAAGGTGGTGCACGGCACCATGTCCTTCGCCCCGCGTGCGAGCTGGAGCGCCGGCCAGCGCTGGCTGCGCTTCCGGTCCTGGCTCGGCGAAGTGCTGGACCTGCACCAGGTGCACAAGATCGTCGTAGAGCATGTCAGCTTTCACGCTGGGGTGCGTGATGCCCACTGCTACGGCGCCTTCCGCGCGCTGGTGGAAATGGCCGCCGACACCCGCCGCATCGAGTTGGTGGGCACGAACGTCCAGACCATCAAACGCCACTGGACCGGCAAAGGCGGCGCCGACAAGGCCGCCATGATCGAACAGGCCCGCATTCGCGGCTTCCGTCCCGAGACAGATAACGACGCCGATGCCTTGGCCATCCTGGACTGGGCCGTCGCACAGGAGCGCAAATCATGACCATTGCTAAAGCTGAACGCGAAGAAATCATCGCCATGCGCAAGCAGGGCAAGACCATCGAATCCATCGCGGAGCTGACCCAGCATCAGACATCGACCATTCGCAAGATCTGCTCCGTCGCCATGCCGAGTTCCGATGGGAAACCGCCGCGCCTGTATCCGGCCGATGGGCGCTGGGTGTGTGAAGGCCAGGGCAGCACAGCCACCGGCCGAACCAAGGAGCATGCGTTCACGCGCTGGGAAGTGGCGCGCAAGCAAGCTGATGCGGCGAAGGAGCGCCACGCCATCAAGGTGGCAGCAGCCGAGGCTAAGCGTCGCGCCGAGGCCGCCGCCAAGACACGCATTGCCCCGCCTCGCACCGCGCAACCCTGGCGCGACCTTGTCATTCCGGTGTTCGTTAAACGCCAGCACGATCGCGCAGCAGCGGTGCAGCCGCCGATGAAATCCATGGCGAGCACGGTTCACGGGATATGGGTTACCGAGCTGTGACGATTCCGCACACCTACGCGAAATTCAGGGAGAACCCTATGCGCAACCCATTCGAGGAACACGACGAGGTGCTGGAGCTGCTGGCCCGCGTCTGGTATCCGACCACCGTGGGCATGCCGCCGCTGGGGCTGCCGCAGTACTCCCCTATGTTCCGCGATGCCAAAGCCAGCAGCGGCAACGTGCACGACGACGCCAGCGAGGCGGATGAGCGGATCTTGCGGCTACGTGCGCGCGCCATCGGGTATTGCTGGGAGGCGCTGCCCACCTGGCAACTGCGTGTTGCGGTGGAGACACGGGCGGCGAACCATGCCGGCGCCGCGGTGTGGCGTAATGCCCGGCTGACGCCCGAGGAACTGGCGGAGCTGTGGCAGGAGGGCAGGGCGATGCTGCTGGAGGCGTTTATCGCCAAGGGGTTGATGGAGCAGAGGGAGGCGGCATGAAGATATGCAAGGACTGTGTGCATTACCAATACCCAGGCGAATGTTTGCGCAAGGTGCGGACACATGTTGAACCTGTCGACGGCCGCGAGCGGGTGCGTGGCGTACTGGATGCCTACGAAGAGCGCACCGCCCGGTGGCTTTTTATTCCTTTTGTCCCGGTGCCGATTCCTCCATTCTGGGCCTGCGGTAAGCGTGGGCGGTACTGGGAGCAAAAACCTGAGAACTTGCAAACGCCCGAATGAGGCGTTACATTCCACCCCGTGGGCGAAGTACGCCCAGAATTCGAAGCCCTGGCCAAAAGCCGGGGCTTTTGCTTTGGCCCTCGTGCTCTGGTTGGTCCCAGAGGCGGGGGCTTTTTCATTGGAGCGTCAAATGCCCGCCGGCAGGCCTACGAAGTACGGACCGAAGATCCTGGCTCGATGCCGGGATTACATCGAGCGATTCTCAGAACTCGGTGACGTGGTGCCGTCGCAAGCAGGCCTTGCGCTGCATATCGGCGTGGTGAAGTCCACCGTCCAGGAATGGGCGAAAGACCCCAAGAAGGCTCAATTTTCGGCCCTTCTCATGCAAATTGACCTGATGCAGGAGCGTGGACTGGTCAATGGCGGCCTCAAAGGTGACATGAACCCGGTCATCACCAAGATGCTTTTGACCAAGCACGGATACACGGACAAAGTGGAACAGACCGTGCAAGGGCCAGAGGGCGGCGCGGTTCAAGTCGAGGCTATCGTGACAGTCGAGGCCGGAGAGGCATATCTCCGGATGCTCAATGGCAATGGCAAGTCTGGCGCCTGACTGGTTCGATTTCCGGAACCCGGACTATGACCGGGTCTACCGAGAGCGGGCTGAGCGGCTGGAGCGCCTGCGCGCTGATCCCTCCATGCTGGCCGGCGTCAAGGACTTCTACCGGACGCATCCGGCCGAATTCATCAATGACTGGGGTATGACGTTCGACCCGCGCAACGCGGAAATCGGTCTGCCCACCATCATTCCCTTCATCCTGTTCGACAAGCAGACGGACTTCATCAACTACTGCCGCCGGAAATGGATGGGGCGCGAGGACGGCCTGGCCGAGAAGTCGCGCGATATGGGTGTGTCTTGGCTGTGCGTCGGCTTTGCCGTCTGGATGTGGGTGTTCCTGAAGGGCACGGTCGTAGGCTTCGGCAGCCGCAAGGAAGAGTACGTCGACAAGCTGGGCGATCCGAAATCCCTATTCTGGAAGGTGCGCCAGTTCGTGGCCCTGCTGCCATTTGAATTCCGCCCGGTTGGCTACCAGGAGCAGCGCGACGCCCTGCACATGCGCATTACCAACCCGGAGAATGGCGCGGTGATCGTGGGCGAGGCCGGCGACAACATCGGGCGCGGCAACCGCACCTCCATCTACTTCAAGGACGAGTCCGCGTTCTACGAGCGCGCCGAGGCCATCGACGCCGCACTGTCGCAGACCTCCAACTGCAAAATCGACGTGTCCACGCCCAACGGCAACGGCGGCCCGTTCTACCGCAAGCGCTTCGGCGGCAAGATCGAGGTGTTCACGTTCCATTGGCGCGACGACCCGCGCAAAGATGCTGCCTGGTACGAAGACCAGAAGCGCAAGAATGATCCGGTCATCGTGGCCCAGGAAATCGACATCGATTACGACGCGTCGGTGACGAACAGCTGGATTCCCGGCGCCGAGGTGACGGTGGCCATGGGCAAGGGGCCGGCCGACGTCGAAGCCGTGGGCGGGCTGCGCTTCGGCCTGGACGTGGCGCGCTTCGGCGATGACAAGACGGTCCTATCCGTGCGCCGCGGGCGCGTCCTGATCAAGCAGGAAGTGCGCACCGGCCTGGACACCGAGCAGGTGGCCGCCTTCGCCACCACAGAAATCGACGCTTATGGCAAGGCTCCGGAGCAGATCGCGGTGGACACCATCGGCATCGGCGCCGGCGTCGCCGACAAACTGCGTCTGAAGTATGGCGACCTGGTCGTGGACGTGAACAGCTCCCTGCGCATGTCCGACGGCCAGAACTACAACCTGCGGGCCTACATGTGGCGTGAGATGAAGGAATGGATCAAGGCCGGCGCAGCGCTCCCCAACGATGGCGACCTGAAGGCAGAACTCACGGCCCTGCGCTACTCCTACCGTGGCGGCGAACTGCTGATCGAATCCAAGGACGACGCCAAGAAGCGCGGCATCAAGTCGCCTGACCGCGCCGACTCCCTTGCGCTCACTTTCGCCCGCCCAGGCACCCAGGCCACTAGCCGGCCGCTCAACTATCCCTCCCTCGGTGCCTTCTGATGGCTCAGCTTAGCGACGACGAATTCCACAAGATCCTGGATAGCCAGATCAACGACGCCGCAAGCTGGCAGGAGGAGCATTTCAGCGGTGATCGCGAGCGCACCTATCGCGCATACCTTGGCGAAGCGCCGCCGGCGCCTGAGGGGCGCTCGCAGGCCGTTTCCTGGGACGTGTTCGAGACCATTGAGTCCGCATTGCCTGACCTGATCGAGATCCTGGTTGGCGGCGACACCGTGGCGGCCTTCGAACCTGTGGGCGAAGAGGACGAGGCCTTCGCCGAGCAGGCCACCGATTACATCAACTACATCGTCCTGAAGCAGAATCCCGGCTTCCTGATCTTCAACACCTGGATCAAGGACGCGCTGCTGTCGAAGATCGGCATCGTGCGCGCGTATTGGGCGAAGTCGGAGAAGGTCGTCAAGCGCGATTACACCGGCATCGATGAAATGCAGCTGACCCAGTTGCTACAGGATCCCGACGCCGAGGTGGTCGCACAGTCCAGCGAGGACGACCCGCAGGACGTTGAGCAACGCCAGCAGATTGAGCAGGCCCTGAACGCCATGGCGCCCGATCAGCGCTTGGCGGCCGCCGTCTACCTACAGTCGCCGGTCAAGCAGCTCTACGACGTCACAATCAAGACCACGCGCAAGAAGGGACGCGTCTACATCGACAACGTGCAGCCTGAGAATTTCATCGTCAGCGCACGCGCCAAGACCTTGGCCGCCGCGGATATCGTGGGCGAGATGAAGGCCCTGACGCGCTCGGATATGCGCGAGCTGGGCTACGACAAGTCCAAGGTCAAGAACGTCCAATCGTTCGATGTGATTGTGGACCAGACCCAGGGCATCGCCCAGACGGCCAGCGACGAGACGGCGGACCAGACCATCGGCGAGGATTCCCCGGACGACGCCACTGAGCAGGTGATGGTGTTCGACGGCTTTATCCGCCTGGACTACGACGGCGACGGCATAGCTGAATGGCGCCGGGTCGTGCGCGGCGGCAATGAGACGCTGGTGAACGACGAGGCCGAGGGCCACGACTTCGCGGTCATGTCGCCCATCCTGATCCCGCATCGGCTGATCGGCATGGCCTTGGCAGATCCGGTGCTGTCGCTCCAGCAGTCCAGCACCACGATGCTGCGCCAGTACACCGACAGCCTGGTGCTGGCCAACAACCCGCGCACCTACGTCAACACGGGCGCCGGCGTGAACCTGGACGACCTGCTGAACAACCGCATCGGCGGCATTGTGCGGGGCAACCAGCCCATGGCCAACGCTATCGCGCCGCTGCAAACCACAAACGTCGCCGACTCCGCGCTCCAGGGCATCGAATTCAACGACAGCAAGCGGGAGTCGCGCACCGGCATCACCCGCTACAACCAGGGCCTGGACGCCGACAGCCTGAACAAGACGGCCACGGGCGTCACCAAGATCATGACCGCCGGCGACGCGCGCAAGAAGATGATGGCGCGCATCCTGGCCGAGACGGGCATCAAGGATCTTTTCCGCCTGCTGCTGCGCATCGTCACGGAGAACCAGGACAAGGCTGCGACTTACCGCCTCAGAAATGAGTGGGTCCAGGTGGATCCGTCGCCCTGGAATCCCGAGATGGATGTGACCATCGAGCCGGGCCAGGGCACGGGGGACAAGTCCGCGACCGTCCAGACGCTCCAGGGCGTGCTGGAAGCCCAGAAGGAGGCCATGGCGGCCAAGTCTCCGTTGGTGACCTGGAAGAACCTGTACAACACCATGGAAGCGATCCTGAAGGCCTCCGGCATCAAGGGCATCGACAAGTACTTCAACGACCCCGACCGCATGCCGCAAAGCGCGCAGCAGCCGCCACAGGGTGACCAGCAGGGCGACCCGAGCGCGGCGCTGGCGCAGGCTCAGGTGCAGGCCGCTCAGATCGAAGCCGAGACGAAGCGACAGCAGATGGTCGCCGACCAGCAGCAGGCCGCGGCCAACCTCGAAATCGAGAAGGTCAAGCTTCAGCAGAAAAATGCAGATCTGGACCTGAAGCGTGTGGAATTGCAGATCAAGCAGGCCGAGCTTTCCCTCAAGCAGGCCGAAGCCGGCGCCAATGTGGCGCTCAAGTCCCGTGAGCAAGATCGCAAGGACCTGGAAACCGCCGCCAACATCACCCGCCCGCAGGTAGCCCCGAATGCAGCCCTCTGATCAAGACATGGCCGACCTGGCCCGCTCACAGAACGCTGAGCGGATCATGAGCGATCCCCTGGTTCTGGAGGCCCTAGGCCTTATCGACCAGGAGATTCACGCTCTGTGGGCCGGCGACCGCCGCCAAGACGGCGTAGTCATCGGCCCGGCCGAGCGCGAAGAGCTGTATCGCATGCTCCAAGCGAAAAATCGATTCATCTCCATCTTCGAGGGATACCTCCAGAACGGGGCGGCAGCGCGCAGCATGCTGGAGATGGAGCCGCCCACCAAGACCTTCATCCAACGCATCAAGGAGTATTTCCATGACCACCAAAAAGACTGATACCAAGGCGAAGGACATCGACGCCGAACGCGAGGCCGCCAAGCAGCCGGTCAATGACAAGATGGTCCCCGACCAACAAACCGGCGGCACCAATGACGCGGTGACCGAAACCACGGTCCAGGTGGAACCGGTGCAGCCGGCCGGCGCCCTGGAAGAACAACCGCCCGTCGTGGGCAAGGCGCAGCACGGTAATCAACCCGTGGATTACGCGCCCAAGGCCGAGTTGGAAGTTCCCAAGCCCTTTGATCCGAGCAGCGTTTCGACGTTCGAAGCCTTCGTGCGCGAGCATGAAGACAAGGCTCAGGCTCTGGGCCTGGTGGTGACCGGCATCAGCCACCCGCAGGCGCCGGAAACCAACGGCATCTATGAGGGCCGCGACGCCGGCATCCGCGTTGGCCGCGGCGCTGCGTCCGCGCAGTACAGCGACGGTTCCAAGCACTGATTTCTGTATGGGCCTGCTGCCAGCCCTTGATGGCAGCCGTAAGAAAGACCAACCGACCGGCCGCCAGATGAGCGGCCTTTTTGTTGGAGTCAAACCTTATAGGGATATGAGCGATGCCTGAAGATTTCACCCTGGACAGCCTGGCCCAAGCCTTGGAAACCGCCGATTCACCCGATGAGGCGCGCGAACCCGAAGACGATCAACCCGAAGGGGAATCCGGCGCGGACGAGCACGAGGACGGCGGCCAGGAGCAAGAATCCGCCGAAGACGAGGGCGCCGACGCCGAGGATGGCGATGGCGAAGACGATCAACCTGAGAAGGAATCGTCGCAGGACCGCGTGCATAAGTGGAAGACTGCCGATGGAACCGAGTACGAGGTGCCGGAGAGCGACCTCCGCGCGGGCTACATGCGTGCGCAGGATTACACGCAGAAGACCCAGGCCTTGAGCAAGGAGCGTGAGCAGGCGGAAAGCGAAATCCAGAACCGAGCAACCCAGCAGCTCCAAGCCCTGAACATGTATGGCGAACGGGTTGGTGAATTGCATATGACGCGTGCTGTCGTGGCCAGTCTGGAGTCTGCGTTGAGGCAGACCAACCGAGAAGACGACCCGGCACGCTATGCGTCCCTGCAAGCCGACATCCTGAACGCCCGCAGCCAGGAGAAAGAGCTGGCCGGAATGCTCGGCAATGCGACCCAGCTGATTCAACAGCAGCAAACGGAGCGGATCGTGAAGGGCCAGCGCGAGGCGGCCAAGACGTTGGCTGCTGAGATGCCGGACTTCAAGGACCGATTGCCGGTCTGGAATCGCCACGCGACCGAGACCTACGGTTTTTCGCCGCAGGAGCTATCGCAGGTGACCGACCCCCGCGTCTTCCGCATGCTGGATGACGCGACGAAGTTCCGAGAGCTGCAAAACCGCAAGCCCGAGGCGGTGAAAAAGGCTGCGGCGGCTCCCCAGAAGCCCGCCAAGCAGACCCGATCGACACCGCCTTCCACTGTCGAAACCGTCCGTAAGAACTTCAACGCCAGGCCCACTGTAGACGGCCTGGCCGCGATGCTTATGGCAACCGGAAAGGTATAAATCATGGCAAAGCTCGCCAATTCGTTCGACACGTACGCCGCCGTCGGTGACCGTGAATCCCTCTCGGATCAGATCTATCGGATCAGCCCCGAGGAAACCCCCTTTGTGTCCGCCATCGGCAAGGGCAAGGCCCAAGCCACCTATGAGGAATGGCAGACCGACGCCCTGGCCACGCCGGCCAACAACAAGGTTGTGCAGGGTAACGAGTCCACCCCGGCCGCTCTGACCCCCACCACCCGCTTGGGCAACCGCACGCAGATTTCGGAAAAGACCTACGCCATCACCGAGACGCAGGAAGCGGTGAACAAGGCCGGCCGCAAGTCCGAAGTGGCGTATCAGGATGCCAAGAAGATGGTGGAGCTGAAGCGCGATATCGAGTTCGCCGCGCTCCAGAACTCCACCGCCATAGCCGGCGACGCCACCACGGCGCCGCAAGCGCGTGGCGCGCTGGGCTTCATCTACGGCAACACCAGCATGGGTACCGGCGGCGCGGATCCCAATCCGAACACCAACACAGCCCAGACCGACGGCACGCAGCGCGCTTTCACCGAAGCCCTGCTGAACGAGGCCGCCACCAAGGCATGGGACGCCGGCGCCTCGGATAGCCTGTCGCTCTACGTGCCGTCCTCGCAGCGCCCGGTGTTCTCCAGCTTCGACGCCAACAGCACGAAGTTTCAGCGCACCGAAAGCAAGGAGCTGAACGCCAGCATCGATGTGTACGTTGGCGACTTCGGCACCTACAAGGTGGTGAACAGCCGCTACCAGCGCCAGCGCGAGGTATTCGGCATCGACACTGCCAAGTGGTCGATCCTGACCCTGCGCCCGATGAAGGGCCAGGATCTGGCGAAGACCGGCGACAACCGCAAGCGCCTGGTGAACACCGAATGGACGCTGAAGTGCGATGCGCCGCTCGGTAACTTCGCTGTCCGCGACCTGACCTGATCGCCAACCACCACGACGGAGACGCCCGGGGATAAAACCCCGGGCTTTTTTATGGCCGGACGAATCCTGACTGCTGAACCTGGCAAGGTGACCAAGTTCCACGCCGACGGCGACCGTTTCCACATTCAGACCGTGGCGGACGTTGAACATGACCTGGAACTGGCGAAAGCGCTGCACAACGAGGGCTACCACCGCACCAATGACGGCGGCCGCCATGTAGCGCGCATCCCCGTGGTGGTGCTGAATGCCTGGGCGATCAGCCGCGGCGTCACCTTCGATGCCGTGATGCGGGATAACCGGCTGCTGCGCGAATTCCTGAACGACCCCGCTCACAGCGATTGGCGGATCGACAAGAGGCCCGTATGAGCTTCGAGACCTACACCGACCTGACCGCTGCGCTTGCCGGCTGGATGAAGCGCAAGGACCAGCAAGCGCGTATCCCCGACTTCATCCGCCTGTTTGAGGCGCGTGTGAACCGCGTGCTGCGCACCGGATATCAGCGGCAGACCGCGTCCATCGGAGTTTACGGTGGCGCCGTGCAGTTGCCCGACGACTACCTTGAACTGGTTACCAGCGACGACGGCACCAAGGGCCTGCGGTTCCTAACCAGCGGGCAATACGGCGTGAGCCAGGACTGGGACGGCCGCTACGCCATCGAGGGCAGGACCCTGCGCATCTCTGGCGACACCGGCACGATCAACGTGCGGTATTACGCCAAGATCCCGCCGTTGGGCACCGACAACCCTACCAACTGGCTACTGGCCGATCACCCCGACGCCTACCTGTTCGGCGCGCTGACCGAGGCCGAGCCGTACCTGCTCAACGACGCCCGCATGGCGATGTGGAAGGACCGCGGTGACACCGCTGTGCAGGCCATCCAGCTCGCTGACGATCAAGCCCGTTTCTCGGGTGACACGCTCCAACTCCGCGCCCCGAGGTAACCATGACCGTCGAAACCACCACGTCCATCGCCGGCCTGGATGCCACGAATCCCAGCGGCGCGGCGAAGAAGGCCGAGGGCGACGATCACCTGCGCCTACTGAAAAACGTATTGCAGCACTGTTTCGGCGGGTTTGGTGGCGAGGTCATGCTGGCCGCCACCGAAGCGCAGGGAGCGACCGCCAATGACTTCGTGCTGACCGTTTCGCCGGCGCCGACCGCTTACGCGCGGAGCACCATCGCTATCTTCTCGGCCACACACGCGAATAGTGGCGCGGCGACGATCAAGATAGGGGCGCTGGCCGCCGTATCGCTGCTAAACCCCGAGGGAACGGCGTTGCGTGCGAACGCCATAACCAGCGGCTGCTGGATCGCCGCAGCGTTCGACGGCACCAACTTCCGCTTGCTGGCCGGCGGCAACAGCCAGGCGATCTACGACTATGTGGATCAGGCCCAATTCCAGAGCGCTCTGCCATCCCAGGCTTCGAACGCCGGCAAATTCCTAAAGACGGACGGCACAAACGCAACCTGGCAGGCGGCGCTACAACAGGTCACGGTGGCGCCGGCGTCCAACCAAGGACCGATCTACCTTGCGGGGAGCGGCGCCTTCGAATGGAACGGCAGCGCCTATGCGCAGGTCTACAGCAAGAGCAGTATCGGCCTGGGGAGCGTCGATAACACCAGCGACGCAAATAAACCCATCAGCACGGCTACGCAGACGGCGCTGAATACCAAAGCGAACCTCTCCGGTGCGAACTTCTCAGGCGCGATTACGGCGACCATAGTGGCTTCCGCAGGTGTGGTGCAAGCAGGTGGCGGTGCCGCCGGGCTTGGCGCGAATGGCGACATCGGCGGCCCGGTTTGGGGTGGCAGTTTGGCGAATTATCTGTCCGCCCAGTTGAACACCAAACAGCCCGCAGGCAGCTACGCCGGCCGTAGCTACAACGGGACGTTGAGCTTTGGTTGGAACGGGTTATCGCTAACGGGAAACGTTGACGGCGTCGGGGTTGGGGTGCTGTGGACTACGGCGAATTTCGATCCCAACACCAAGCAGGCTGCCGGGAACTACGTCAGTTCCAGGGACGGCAATGTGATTTCACTGGTGTGGCAGCCGGGCACGTCCAAGTCCCTCGGCGTCTATATCAACGGCACCAAAGTCGGCGAAATGAGCGTCGTGTGATGAGCAAAGTCCCATTCCAGAACATGGGCGCCGGCCTGAATTTGGACGGCTTCCCGCATGAGCTGAGTCCGCAGGAATGGTCTGGTGGTGAGAACGTCCGCTTTCGTGACGGATATACCGAAAAGTCCCAGGGCGACGCCCAGGTCAATGGAACGTTGCTTGCCGCGCCGTATGGCCTTTTTCCTACGCAGGGCACCAGCGGGCGATATTGGGTGTATGCGGGCCTAGCAAAGCTCGTGGCTGTGCAGAACACCACGCACACCGATATCACGCGCACCGCAGGGCCATATACGGGCACCGCGGCGGATCGTTGGAATGGAGGCGTCCTCTCCGGCGTCCTGATCGTGAACAACGGCAAGGACATTCCCCAGTTCTGGGGAGGCAATCCTGCGACCAAAGCCGCGAACCTGACGGCGTGGCCTTCGACGCTTCGCACGAAAATCCTGGTTCCGTTCCGCAATTTCGTGTTTGCCCTGAACAACACGGACAACGGAAGCCCGATGCCGTACGGCGTGCGCTGGTCGCACCCCGCCGACCCCGGCACCATTCCGTCCTCCTACGACATTGCAGACGCCACGAAGGACGCGGGCCAGTTCGACCTGGCAGACACCAGCGACGTCATCGTCGACGGCGTGCCGCTTGGGCAAAGCCTGATCGTCTATAAGGAAAACAGCATCTGGCAGCTGGATTACGTGGGTTCGCCGTACATCTGGAGTCAGAAGCCGGTCGACAAGACTGTGGGCGCGCTCGGGCAGGGCTGCGTCGTGGCGCACCCAACCGGCCACGCCATCCTTACCCAGGGCGATATCGTTAATTTTGACGGCTCCAGCGTGGCGTCTATCGCCGACGGGCGCGTGCGCCGCTGGCTGTTCGACAATCTGGATGCCGAGACTTATCAGCGCTGCTTCGCTGTGGCCAACCTGCGCCGCAATGAGGCCTGGTTCTGCATCCCCAGCACCGGATCGGCGTGGCCCAATACAGCCATCATCTGGAATTGGAAAGAAAACACCTGGGGCATCCGCGACATCGCCCAAGCGTCGGCGGGTGCATCAGGGACCATCGTCTACGACTTGGGCGATTCCTGGGACGCGGATAACGACCCCTGGGATTCTGACGACACTTCATGGAACCAGTACGAATACACGCAGGCCACGCCTCGCGTCATTCTGGCCTCGGCCGTCAATTCGAAGCTGACGCTGATGGACTCGGGCAAGACCTTCAGCGGCACGCCGATGCCGTGCTACGTCGAGAAGACGGGCATGTCTTTTGACGCTCCGGAGCAAATCAAATACTGCTCGGGCGTTCGCCCCCGCATCGAAGCGCAGTCCGGCACCGTCATCAACGTGTACGTGGGCGCCCAGGCCGACCTAGAGGACGCCATCGAGTGGTCCGATGCAATCCCCTTCACCGTGGGTGAAGACCTGAAAGCCGATTGCGAGGTGTCGGGCAGGTATCTGGCGGTGCGTTTCGAGAGCACAGGCGTGGTGTCCTGGCGCATGAAGCAGTTCGACATGGACGTGACAGTGATGGGTGGCTACTGATGGCCTACCAGCCCGGGAACGTGCCGGCGGGGTTCGATCCGCTGTTCTTTCAACAGGAGTTGAACAAGATCCGCGAGGCGATGACTGGGCAAGTGCCTTTCGCCTATCTGGAGCCGCAGGCCGTCGCCAACCCTAAGCCGCGCGAAGGAATGATCGTGCTGGCCGATGGAACGCACTGGGATCCTGGCTCGGGTGCTGGATATTACGGCTATCAGGGCGGCGTATGGGTGCCGCTGAGCGGGAAGCGCGATCACGGTCAATGCGTGCTCCGGCTGAGTTCCTCCACCGAGCTGCGGCTCTATCCGAAGAATGGCAACGGCATCATCGTAGGCGACAAGCAATTCCGCATTCCTCTGGCTGGCGTTCCCTTGGCTGCCACCGGCCTGACCGCGGGCACTCCCTATTACGCCTTCGCAAAAGACAACGGCAGCGGCGCGCTGGCGCTTGAAGCGGCCGCCGTGGCATCAAGCGGGCACACCACGTACACGAATGGCGTGGAGATAAAGACGGGGGACCCTTCGCGCACGCTGGTGGGCGCCTTCGTCCCGGGAGCAGGCCCGATCTTCCTTGATTCCACCACACAGCGCCGTGTGGCGAGCTGGTTCAACGAACGCCCGCGGGCAATGTACGAATACATCAATACCGCCACCGCTTCGGCAACGATGGTGGGTATCGGTGCCGCCTACACCGCTTTTATGTGGGCTGGAAAGGACGTACTGGATGTGGCTGAAGGCGAAACCAAAAACACAGTCGCGTCGACCGGCAATTACCTAGGAATCTACGTCAATGGCGCGTCCATCAATACGGCCATCGGCTACACGATGACGACAGCCAATTTCCAATATCCCGCCGGCACTGTCGCACCGTATGCAGTGCCCGCTGATGGCCTCTACACATTCCAGATCTTCGCGCGAGTCAACGGCGGCGGTACCGGCACCTTTGAACTCAATCACGCAATGACTCTGCCGGGCTGACAGATATGGGAAAAATCCTTGGCCCCACCTTCGGTGATGAGTTGATCGCCGCGGGCGTGCGCGACGGCGTCACATGGGATGAAAACGGTGATCTGACGTTTGCTCCTGACCTGTCGGCGGCCGACATAGCCAAGGCCCAGCAGGTATATGCGGCCCATGACCCGCGCGGGAGCCTTCTGTATCGGCGGCTAAAGCAAATCGGCATCATAAACACCGCGCGTGATGGCTTGATCTTCGGCGGTTTCCAGTTCAACGGCTACATCTACCAGTCCGATATCAACAGCCAGGCGCGCATTGCTAACTCGGCGGCGAGCGTGACAGGCAGCGCGGGCCTGCCGGCCAATTTCACATGGCGCACGATGGGCAACGTGGACGTTCCCATGAGCGAAACCGACATGGTGGCGCTTTCGGCCGCGTTGCAGAACCACGTCGCCAGCGTCCTGGCCATCTCGCGTAAGCTGAAGGACCAGATCGCGGTATCGGATAACCCGGAATCGATCGCCTGGCCGTCGAACATGTCGACGCCGGCGGATGAGCCGCTGCTTGGTTCCGTGCAGACCAATGTGCCGAAGGCGGCGAAGCTGGCCGTGACGGCATTGCAACCGGGCGACGTGCCGGCACAACCGCAACTGGCCGCCGTCGCCATGTCGGGCAAATACTCTGATCTGTCTGGTACGCCGGTCATTCCCACACTGCCTACGCTCGCGGCGGTCGCCACGTCGGGGAAATATGCGGACCTCACCGGCAAGCCGACGATCCCGGGCCAGGCCGTACCCATGTCAATCACCGTCACCGCGGCCGGCCTGGGCACGGCCAACCTGACTGGCTACACGAAGCCGCCGGCCATTGTGCCCATCGCCACCTGGAACGGTGACACGGAATACCTGCCGGAAATCGTGAGCGTCAGCGCAACTCAGATCACGGTACGCGCCAAGGTATCGCGCGGCACGCTGCTGCTGTCGGCCGGCCCATTCCAGACCACCACGGCGGCAATCTCCGTTTCTTTCCTGGTCGTCCCGCAGCCATGATTCAAATTCAAGGCGTCCCCTCTGCTCGCGCCGCAGAGGTGTGGCCCATCGTGCGCGCGTGGATTGGCGCGGCGTTGGAGCGCGGGCATTCGCTGGAAAGCACGGACGACGTGCTGGCGAAGATTCAGGCTCAGGAGTACCAGCTCTGGGCAGTCGATCAGGGCGGCCCGGTAGCGGCATTCGTGACGCGTATCGCCAGCGGCTCGCTGGGTTCAGCGCTGGTGACCGTGGCGCTTGGCGGTAGGGGCATGGAGCACTGGCTACCGGCCGTCGAGGACGTGATTGCGCGGTTCGCGCGCGACAAAGGATGTACCCGCATTTATCTGAGCGGCCGGCGAGGCTGGGCGAAGCAACTCCAGCAATTCGGATGGAAGGAAGACACCGTCAACGTTATGAAGGAACTGTAATGGGAAAAGGAAGCAGCGGCGGTGGTAGCCAAACGACCACATCTGAACCCTGGAAGGGCGTTCAACAATATCTGACTGGCAGCGGCGGCAAAACCACGACCACGCTCAAGCCTGGCGCGGTACCGATTGGGTACGACCAGATCCGCTCCGGAGGTGATTCAGATTACGTGTCGCAGGGGGCACCAATTTATGATCCCAGCGACTACATCACCAGCACCACGGGCGGTACGCCGGGTATCTATGGCGAGGCGGCGAATCTCTACCAGAATGGTGGGTGGTCGCCGGAGATGCAGAGCGTGGTGGATCAGTGGACTTCTTCCCTCGGACAGCGCAGTGGCATTGATCCTTCCTATGCCCAGAGTTTGATGAACACCGGCAATAACCTGTTGTCCGGCCAAGGTTCGCAGGTGGACCTCGCGGCCGCGCGCGCCTCACAAGGTGCGCTCGATCCCACCGCGGCGCTTCAGCAGATCCTGTCTGGAAACGTCGACAACCCCTACCTGAACGACCAAATTTCCGCGCTCGGGAAAGACCTGTCCAGTAACTTCATGGAGAACGTCGCGCCGGGGTTGCGTTCTGGCGCCACCGCTGCCGGCGGCTTCGGCGGATCGCGGCAGGGGATTGTCGAGGCACTAGGTGCGAACGGCGTTACGGACGCTCTTTCCACGCAGGCAGCCAACCTTCGTTCGACTGCCTACGAGAACGCTCAGAACCGCATGCAAACCACCGCGCAGGCGCTGAATGACCAAGCCGGCACCGTGGCGCAGAACAACATCAACAACCGCTTGAACGCCGCGCAGGTGGGATCGTCGTTGATCGGTGCCGGCGGCACGATGCAGCAGCAGAACGACGCCGCAGCAGACCAGCGCTACCAGCAGATGCTGGCATTGCTGGGTGCTGGGGATAGCTACAACTGGAGCAACCTGGGCAACTACGCGTCGATCGTGTCGCCTGGAGCCGGGATTGGCGGGAGCAGCACGACCAGCGGCGGCGGCTCGAATCCCTTGGCCGCAGGCCTCGGGGGCGCCTTGGCTGGCGGTGCAATCGGAAACAGCCTCGGGTATGGCGGGTATGGGGCGGCCGCTGGCGGCGCGCTCGGACTCCTGAGCGCAAAACTGTGAGGGTGCCATGCTGACCACACTTAACCCCAACACCCTCCAAGCCCTTCAGGCTGCGGGCCAGCAGGGCGCCGCAAGCACCGCGCAGCGCGTAGCGATGCTTCAGCAGCAGGCGGCAGGACGGCAACAGCAGCAGGCGCAGCAGCGCTCCGGTACTAACGGCCTCGCAATGAGCTTGCTCGGTGGTGGTGCACCGAAGGCGCCCAGCATGCTTCCCGAAGCCTCTCAATTTTGGAACGGTGCCTCTGCACCGGTCGGAAATCTTGGATTCGGTGCTGGGGGAGGCACGCAGCTGGGCATTTCTGCCGCGCCGTCGGTTGGACTTACAGCGCCTACGTCCGGTTTCTGGGCAGGCGCAGGCGGCGCTGCCGGCGGGCTAGGTGGCCTGGGCGGAACGCTTGCGGCCGCACCCGGCGTCGCCACTGGCGCGGCAACCAGCGGAATCGGCGCCGGCGGCACGCTTGGCGCCTTTGCGGAGGGTGGTGGTGCTGCTGCGGCTGCACCCGTCGCACCCTGGCTGCTGGGCGGCTTGGCGTTGGCCTCGCTGGGCAACAAGGACCACAACATTACCAACCTGTTCGGGTTGTTCAAATAGGGGCAGACATGGCATACGACGATCAAGCCGGCCTGCTGCCCGGCGCCGCCGATCAAGGCGGATTCTTTTCCAATCTGAACAGCCCAACCAACCAGGGGTTGCTCGCCGCCGGCCTGGCCATACTTTCGCAAGCCAACGGCCCGAACTCGCGCGGCGCCATCGGCGCGGGCGGCCTGGCTGGGGTGCAGGCGATGCAGGCGGCGCAGCAGAACGCCTATCTCGGCGACTATCGAAAGGCACAGGCAGCGAAACTCACGCAGGACGCGGAGAAGCAGAGGATGGTGCTCGGCCTGCTGGGCCGCTTGAACGGCGGCGCGCCGGCTGGCGGCGGCTCTGGTGCTGGTGCGCCGCTGGCTGGAGCCGTGCCGGCCGGTAGCCCGTCCGTGATGCCTGGCGCCGGCGGCGGTGGTGGCGCGCAAGGCTTCCCGCTCAGCCTCAACGACGTGACGGCGTTGAAGCTGGCAGGGGTCGACGTCTTCGACCAATACAAGTACGCCAACGACGGAGTCAAGCGCGACGCCGGCGCCTTCTACGACAACCCGGTGAGCGGTAAGCGCGAATACATCCCCAAGATCCCGGATGGCATGACGCCGACAGTTGGCCCTAACGGGCAGGTAACGCTGTCGCTCATTCCCGGTTATGCCCAGGGCAATGCAGCTGTGCAGGGATCGCAGGCGGGCGCCGTGGCCGCGGCCCAATACCCGTACCAGATCGGGCAGAACAGGGACCAGCAGCAGACGGCGGCTAGTCTCGATCTGGTGCCGGTGCCGGACGGTAATGGCGGAACTACCATGATGCCCCGCTCGATCGCCGCTTCGGCGTTGGGCGGCGGAGGTGCTGGCAGGTTGGGACGCACGCCCAGCGCCACCGATCAGACGTTCGACACCGACGTGGCGAAGGCATCTGCCGACACCTACAACGGCCTCCAGAAGGCGGCCGGCGCGGCCGATGGTCAGATATCCAAGTTGCAGAAGATCGGCAGCCTATTGGGCGATTTCGACGGCAACAAGTACTCGCCCGCCGGTCTGGAGCTGGCCAAGTTCGGTAAGTCGCTCGGCATCGACATTGGCAGCAACGTCGGCAACAAGGAGGCGGCGCAGGCCCTAAGCAACGAGTTGGCCCTATCGGCGCGCAGCACGGCGGACGGCGGCGGTATGCCGGGCGCTATGTCGGACGCGGATCGTCAGTTCCTGGTGAGCCTGAATCCTGGCATGGCAAACAGCGCGGAAGGTCGCAAACAACTGATCGATACGCGGGTGAAGGTGCTGCAACGCTCCAAAGATGTTGCGATGTTCGCGCGCAAGTGGCGCCAGCGGTATGGTCGGCTGGACTCCCTGGACCAGAACGGCAGCGACTTCCAGACCGCGCTTTCCGACTGGAGCGCACAGAATCCGCTGTTCCCCCAGCAGGAGCAATAAATGGCGAATCCGCAGAGTTTCATCGATCAGTACGGTGGCCTGGCCGATACCGTGGGCGGGCAGATCGGCGTCGATCCGTCCATCCTGCTCGGGCAGTGGGGCCTGGAAACAGGCTGGGGTAAGTCAGTCATTCCGGGTACCAACAACCTGGGCAACATCAAGGGTCCGGGCGTGGCCGCCATCGACAACGCCACCGGCAGCAATGACCAATACCGCGCCTACGCTTCGCCAGACGAGTTTGGGCAGGATTTTGCGGGCCTGCTGGGGCGCAGGTATGTCGGCGCGTTGAACGCTGGCCAGGACGCCCAGAAGTACGCGACAGCGTTGAAGGCCGGCGGCTACGCCGAAGATCCGGACTACGCTGCCAAGCTGGTGGCGGCGGCCGACACGGTACGCGGCATGACCGGTGCTCGAGGAGTGCTGAATCGGTTCGCCGGTGCTATCTTCCCGTCCGCATCGGCGGCCACAACGGACGACATTTTCGGCGGTGCCATCACCGGTACCTCGCGCAGCAACCGCGGCGCAAAAGCGGACGATATCTTCGGCGGTGCGCTCACCGCGGCGAAGCCTGTCCAGCAGGATCCAAAGTCGATGCTGGGCATGGCCGCGCCTGTTGCGCGTCCCGATCAGCCGCTTTCTGGCGGCAACATCTTCAACCGGCAGCAGCCCAATGGTGCGCCCGAGGGTACCGGGCAATATGCGACGGATGTTCCTGCGCCGGCCGTCACCCCCGGACCAGTCGGCGACCAGCGGGCCGCGCCCGTGCCGCAAGGTACCGGCGAACCCCCGGCGCCCCCGCCGGAACGGTCGTTCCTGGACGAGGCAGGCCGGCAGGTTGGCCTCACCGCGCGCTACGGCCTGGAGGGCCTGGGCAACACCGCCCAGATCTTCACCGAACCCGTGCGTCGCTTCTTGGTCAATCCAATCTCGCGCGCGTTCGGTGGACCGGACGCGCAGGCCAGCGGGCAGACCATGACTACCTTGGCCGACACGCTGGGCCTGCCGTCGCCGGAAACGAAGCAAGAGCGCATCGTGGGCGATGTCACGCGCCTGATGGCGGGCACGGGCGGCCTGGCCGGCGCTGCCAAGGGCGTGCAGCTGCTTTCCCAGGCTGCCGCGCCTATCGCCACGGCCAGCGCCCCGATCACTGCCGGAACGGTGGCGGGCAACCTGGCAGCGAATCCTGCCGGCCAGATCGGTGCTGCCATCGGCTCGGGCACCGCCGGCGGCCTGGCGAAGGAGAACGGTGCGAACGGCGCGGGCCAGTTCCTGGCGGCGCTTGGCGGCGGCATCCTGGGGGGCGTCGGCACGAACGCCGCCGGCAGCCTGGTGGACGCCGCGCGCAATGCCTGGAACCGTGCCACCATCGGCCCGGCCAGCCTTGAGGTGCGCTTCAACAACCTACTGCAGGATGCTGGCGTGAATCCGTCGACGCTGCCCGATGGCGTGGCGCGGTCGCTGCGCGCTGAGATGGAATCGTCGCTGCGCGCTGGCCGGGAAATGCGGCCTGATGCGGTGCGGCGCTTGGCAGAATTTCGCACGGTGGGCGCGACGCCGACGCGCGGAACAATCACTCAGGACCCGATCCAGATCACGCGCGAGCAGAACCTGGCGAAGATCGCGGCCAATAGCTCGGACAGCACGCTTTCCGGGCTGCCGCAGATCCAGAACCAGAATAACGCCACACTGATTCGATACCTGAACAACGCAGGCGCCGGGACTGCGCCGGATGCGGTGGCTACGGGTGAAACGGTCATGGGTTCGCTGGGCCGGACCCTGGGGGCACAGAAGGACAAGATCGACAGCCTATATGCCGGTGCGCGCGACAGTGCCGGCCGCAGTTTCCCGCTGGATGGCGCATCGTTCACCAGCCGCGCCGCGCAGGCGCTGGACGATAACCTGCTGGGGCACGCGCTACCCGACAGCATCCGCACGAAGCTCAACGATATCGCGCTGGGCAAGGTGCCGTTTACCGTCGATTACGCGGAACAGCTCAAGACGGTGATGGGTAAGCTCCAGCGCGCCACGGCTGACGGCCAAACTCGGATGGCTATCGGTGCCGTACGGAGCGCGCTGGACGATACGCCGGTCCTTGGCTTGGGCGAGCAGACGGCGGCGCAGGGCGCGCGGGCCGTGAACCCTGGCAACCTGCCGGCCATTCCCAACGCCCCCGCATTGGGCGAGGACGCAATCGCCGCATTCAACCAGGCGCGCGCCGCAAACCGATCGATGATGCAGGGAGTCGAAGCCAGTCCCGCGCTGAAGGCGGTATACGAGGGCACGGCGACGCCGGACCAGTTCATGAATAAGTTCGTGATCGGGAAGGGCGCGACGATCCAGGACGTGGCGAAGCTGCGAGAGGGCCTGGGAGCCGACCAGGCCGCTGTCAACGCGGTGCGTGGCCATATCGTGGACTGGCTCAAGGGCAGGGCACTGAACGGGGCCTCGGACGAGGTCGGCAAGTTCAGCTCGTCGGCCTATCGCAAGGCGCTGGACTCCATCGGTGAACGCAAGCTGGCACAGTTCTTCAGTCCTGAGGAAATCACCGGTCTGCGGTCAGCGGGCCGCGTCGCGGAATACATGCAGGCGCAACCGGTCGGCTCGGCAGTGAACAACAGCAACAGCGGTGCGCTTCTCGCGGGCCGCGGCTACGACCTGCTGCGCTCGGTGGCTGGGAAGATTCCTTTCGGGGATGCGGCGCTGCTGTCGCCACTGCGGAACATCGAGGTGTCCATCCGGCAACGCAACGCGCAGAACATCTTGCCGGGGCTGCTTGCTGAAGGGATGCGGGCGCAGCGGCCCGTGGTGGGCAGCCAGTATCTGCTGCCAGGTGCGGCGGCGCTGGGCCTACTTGCCGCGCCAACGGTCCCAGGCCGCTAGGACGACCATGGCGCAGAGCCAGCCTAAAACAGTCGGGTCAATGTTCATGCCCGGATCATACACCGCCCTCGGGCGGTTTTTTATTGGAGCATCCCTATGACGACGGACCTGGTTGCAAGGGGAGTGCTCGCCGCGCTGGCCCTGTGGATCCCGTTCGCGGCATTCGTGCGAGAGACGTCGTCGCCGGCGGCATGGCGCGGTCTGGAGGGGTACGGCGCGCTGCCGTTCCTGCTGGCGCTGGCCGTGGCCGCGCTGCTCATGGCGCTGGACATCCTGCTCAACGAAACGATGCGCCGCCGCCTGTTCCCCTGGATCGCTGAGCGACGCGACGCGCTCTACCTGGCCGTGGCCTTCCTGTCGATCCTGACCCCTTTCAGCTTGTCGAAGGCCGGCGCGCTTCCCCTGGACGGCGCCTATTTCTATTCCATCATTTTCTTCGGCGCCATGGGTTTGACCTGGGCCGATGCACGCGCAAAAAGGGGAACGCGGTGAAGAGAGGGAACAATGCATGCCTCATCGTCGTGCTGCTTTTCTGGTGCGCGACAGCTTACGCCCAGTATGTATCCAAACCCTCATTCGGTGACGAACTGATAGCCGTGTCGCGGCAGACGTGGTTCTTCGTCGGGTGCTTCGCGCTGGCCGGCATTGTGTGGCGGGTGCTGATTGAGTCGGCGCCCACACGCCCGCGCATGGGCTGGCACGGCTACCTGTCCACCCTCGTGTTGGGCGCGTTCGCCGCCTTCATCGGCTTCTACTTCTGCGAGATGGCCAGGGCTTGGGGATTCCCCATGCTGGACGGCCTGCAAGGCGGCGTGATCAGCGTCTGTGCCTACAACAATCGGCGGTGGCTGCAATGGTTCTCGTCGCGCGTCGAGGCTGGCGCAGACGCTGGCGCCGCAGCGTGGAAAGGCTTCAAAACCGGAGGGAAGTGATGCTCAAGGAAGATTTCACCGCGGCCACGCAGCTGTCGAACAAGCTGGCCGACAAGTGGTATGACCCGGTTGAACGGGCAATGATGGAGTTTGCCATCGTGTCGCCGGCGCGCGCCGCCGCGTTCCTGGCTCAGGTCGGGCACGAGTCGGGGGGCTTCATCTACACGCGCGAGCTGTGGGGGCCGACCGAGGCGCAGAAGCGATACGAGGGCAGGGCGGACCTGGGCAACAAGCAGCCGGGCGACGGCAAGCGCTTCATGGGTCGTGGCCTTATCCAGATCACGGGCCGTGCCAACTACGAGAAGGCGGCCGCCGGCCTGTCCATGGACCTGGTCGAACATCCCGAGCTGCTGGAGGAACCCATCGCCGCCGCGCGCTCTGCTGCCTGGTGGTGGGCGAACCACGGATGCAATGAGCTGGCCGACGCCGGCGACTTCGTGGCGCTGACCAAGCGCATCAACGGCGGTACCAATGGCCTGGCCGACAGGCAAGCGCGGTGGAACGTCGCCAAGGCCGTATTCGGCATCAAGGGGTGAACATGGATTTCGACTGGAAGAAGATGATCGGCACGGCCGCGCCCATGCTTGCGACGGCGCTGGGTGGCCCGCTGGCCGGTGCGGCGGTGGCGACCATCGGCAATGCCCTCGGCCTGGGCGATAAACCGACGGACGACCAAATAGCCGGCGCGCTGGTGACGGCCAATCCTGACACCATCGCCAAGCTGAAAATGGCGGAACTGGATTTCCAGACTCGCATGACGGAGCTGGGCTTCAAAAACGAGGCTGACCTGGCCAAGATCGCGGCCGACGACCGGGCCAGCGCCAGACAGCGCGAGGTGGAAACGCACGACTGGACGCCGCGGGCATTGGCCTTCGTGGTCACGGGCGGCTTCTTCGGCATATTGGCCGCTATGATCTGGGCACCTTTGCCGGACGGCGTGAAGGATCCGCTGCTGATCCTGCTGGGGTCGCTTGGCACTGCTTGGACCGCGATAATGAATTACTACTTCGGCAGCACGGCCGGCGGGCAGAAGAAGTCCGACCTGCTGGCCAAGGCCACGATCACAAAGTAGGCGGGATGGAGCACGCTGGCGGTATCTCGTCGTCGGCGCCCACCTCGCGCTCCCAGTAGGCACACCCGTAATCCACACCGCCAGGGCACAGCGGCCGGCCCGGCTCCCTGTCGCAGATCAGCGCCCGCCAATCCCCGTTTCGCCGCCCGTGCCAATGCACGCACACCCAGCAGCCGCCAGGGTGCAGGTCGTCGAGGTAGGGGTCGAAGTAGTCGTGGGACATAGCAGGCTTATACAGTGGTTTATCCAGTATAGGCCGGCCGGTGAATCAGGCTTTTCGTCGTAATTCCACAACATTGTCCAGCCGCAGCTTGCCCGGTCCCCAGTCGTTAGGATCGCCCAGCAATTCGGTAAGCCTGGCGCCCAGCATGTCGAACGCCGCGCGCCGTTGCTCCAGCAACTGCTGCCGCTGGTATACCTTCACCAGCTTGGACGACTCGGCGTGGTTTAGGCATTTCTCCACCACGTTCTCGGCGATGCCCATTTCTCCCATCATGGTGGCGCCCGTGCGGCGCAGGTCGTGCATGGTCCACCGGCCTCCGGGCAGCGATAGCGTGCCGCGGATGGTGTGCCCCTGCGTGGCCGCCGCGCTTTCCTGGCGCGCGCATAGCTGGTGAGACAGGGAGCTGTATTTCAGGTGGTTCTTTCCTGAGCCGCCAGGCATGAGGTATGGCCCTGGTCGATCCTGCTGCCGTAGCAGGCTGAGCCAGTAGAAAGCGAACGGGGAAAGGTGGATTATGTGGTCGCGGCTGCTTTTGTTCTTGGTCGCGGGCAAATGCCACTCGCGCGCGTCCCAATCGATATCGGACTCTTCCACCGTCGTTATTTCGCTGACGCGGGTCAGGGTCGATAGGGCGATCCAGACGCCGGCGATAGCTTGGACGGTCATGAGCAGCGGCTGGGCCAGCTTCTGGCGCAGCAGCACGATTTCCTTGGTGCGCAGCACGCGGTCGCGCACCACGTCTTTGCCGCCGACCTCGGTCTTCTTGATGGCCCGGGTGGGGTTCACCTCCAGCCAATCGCGTGCCACGGCAAAGTCCAACATCTGCTTGAGGTCGACCAGCACGCAGTTGGCTTGCGGCCCTTTGCCTTCGCTCACCAGTTTGTCCAGCAGGCCCATGGCGCGCGCCTTCGTCATCGTCTCGATGCGGTCGTTCTGCGCGTGCGCCAGGATGTTGGCCTCCATGCGCCTGGTCGCGGCATACACCCCCTTCTCATTGCGCCGCGTCTTGAGCGAGTCGCGCACCCATACCTCGAATAACTTGCGCAGGGTGGTAGGCCTGTCCTCCGGCGTGGAGTTCGGGTCGATCCCCTTGGCGCGCTTCTCGCGCAGCCCGGCGGCAGCTTTGCGGGCGTCTCCCAAGCTGATGGCAGGGTAGGGACCCAGCGACTTCTTCGCGGCCTTGCCGGCTGGCGACGTGTAGCGGTAGATCCAGAGGCGGCTGCCGTCCGGGCGAATGCGCAGGGCCAGGCCCTCGCCATCGGACAGCAGGTATTCCTTCGGCTTGGGCTTGGCAGTGGCGACCTTGCGGTCTGTGAGCAGGTTTGCGGCCATGGGATGTTATAGGCGGGATCGGCAGGTGAGGGTACAAGTCAGGGTACAAATCGGCCGGCGATTGCATGGAACATGCCGGGACCGAAGCGGACGAAAACGCTTTTATAACAGGAACTTGCCCGACAGCATGAAATCGTCCGGAACCGTCCGGGACAATAAAAATGCTACTACCGCGA